GGGGGGTCAGGCGCAGGGTGCGCCGGCGGTTGCTGATGCCGATCGCGCGGTACCTGGCGATGTAGTCGGGAAAAGCGTCCTGGATGCGCTTGCTGTTGCTCTCGTCGGCGTGCAGCCAGGCCTCACCCAGCAGGCGTACGAAGCTGCCTCCGGTTTCTTGCATGGCGCGGATCACCTCGAGCTTTTCGTCGTGGGTCATTTCGCGGCCTCGACGCGGGTTACGGCGCCGACCAGAGTCTGCTTGCGGTTGCGGGTGCGGACGCGGGGCTTGGTGTTGATGGCGTTGATGAGCGACCGCAGGCTGAGCTCGGTCTCGCCGACGATCTGGGTGAAGATGTCGGTGTTGGTCGTCTCATTGCCGACGACACTGCCGTCATTGCCACCGATCTCGGTAACGGTGATGCGGTACTGTTTCATTCTGACTCCCTGGGTTGGCGTGGTGCGTTGTGACTGCGTAAAAGCATGGCATCGGCGAAGGCGTAGGCCAGGTTGGCGTAGTCGTCGATGATGTCCTGGTGGAACCTGGTCTCTTCGGTGCCGCCTGCCAGCGCCCCTTGCAGGGCGGTGGCGGCGAAGAAGTCGCGCAGGGTGATCACTCGGTGGCCTCGTACAACTCGGCCCACTGCTCCTGGACCGCTTCCTCCCACCATTCCTGGCCGATCTGCTTCAGACCGTCAACGAACTGCTCGGCGGTGACCGCTTGGCACTCCTCGTTGAACTCCAACCAGCCGGTGCGGATCTTGTTGCCGTCGTCGGTGCGGCACTGCTGGAGCAGCGCGGCACGGGCGCGGTCATTCATCTGCTCGGTGACGCCGGGGTCGACTGCGTTCTCCTCGGCGGCGGACAGTTGGTATTCGTAGTTCATTGCAAAACCTCCTCAAAGCGCACATTGCCGAAGGCGCGTTTCGCCGCCTTCCTGGCTGCATCCTCGGTCGACAGTTGCCGCGATGAACGACCGAGGCCACTCCATACCCAGTTGCCGCTGGGTAATTCGCGAACGGTGCCGATCTTGAAATTACCCGCGCCGTCGCGGTGGGGGTTGGTCACGATGTAGAAGCTTTTCATTCGGGTTGCTCCTGGTGCGTTGTCGATGTCTGAATTATCAGCGCAGCGTAGAAAAGTGTCAATAGCTTTTCTAATAATAATTATTGGCCGTTGTCGTATTCCTGCTCGAGCAGGTCGGCGATCGCGGCGTCCTTGGTCGGCCCCCGGCCGATGAGGCATCCCGGTTCGTACCCGGAACGGCAGGCCGACCAGTCGTAGCAGCGGATGGGGATCGGTGGGTACTCGAAGTCGACGACGATGCGTTCCGACGCCACCTTGACGCCGGCACGCTTGCGCAGCCGGGTCAATTCCACGACGTCGAGATCGAGCTCCCACGGCACCTGGTAGTGGGTTCTCATGTCAAGGCAACAACTGTCGAGTTCGTGCATTGACATGGGCGACGATCACCTGGGCGAGCTCCAGCTCGCGGTTGACCAGGTCGGCGATGTACTGCTCGTGATCAGCCTGGGCACGCAGCCGCTCGCGCACCCGGGCGAAGGTGGCGCCGACATCGGTCCAGTCCGAGTTGCGGTAGACGAACCTGGGATCCAGGACGGATAGCGGAGGGTTCATGGTTAGAGTCCGCTGAGGTGGAGCACGAGCAGCACGAAGGCGGCCAGGGTCAGCACCAGCGCCACGGCCCGGTCGGCGGCGCTCATTGTTGGTCCCTGGCGCGGATGATGGCCGCGTCGGCCCTCATGCTGGCATCGAAGGCGCGGCACTCGGCAACCATGTCGGCCAGGCGCTGCACGGCCTGCTCCTTGCTGCTGTCGTCAACGCCGCGCACGAGAGTCTTGACCAGCACGCCGAGGGCGCAGATGGCCCCGGCGAAAAATGCCGCTTCCATGTCCTCGACCTGGGCGTCACTGGCGTCGTCGTCGATGACCGCCTTGCGGAAGCTGGCGAACTCACGGGCGAGTGGTTTCATGCTTGCGCCTTTGCCGCCGCGTCCCTGGCGGCGATGTACTGCTTGTGGCCCAGAGCGTCGTCGATCTCGGAGGCGAGGTTGGTGGCGACGGTCAGGTGCGGGTAGATGCGGCCCACGGCCTCCAGCACCCCGGCGGCTTGTGCCAGCAGCCGACCGGCGGTATTGCGTTGCTCCGGGGTCCATTCTTCATGCGAGAAGCAGAGGTTCATCTTAGTTGCCCTTGTTGGCGAGAGTGAATGCACCCTGGAGGGCGCGGAACGAGACCGGGTGCGACTTGGCGATCAGGCTGCAGGCGGTGTCGGGGTGGTAGCCCTGGGCCACCTTGGCCAGCACCGCGACCAGCGCGGGGACCAGGTGTTGGGGGACGGCGTCGATGCGGTAGGTCTTCATTACAGGTCTCCTGCGAGGCGGTTGGCTTTGATGGTGTTGACGCTGGCGAACACGATGCGGTGAAACTTGCTGCTGCCCCAGCGGTACTGCTTGCTGAAGCGAAACCCGGTGAAGCGAAGCACCGGGCTGATCAGTACTGCTGTGAAGTCGCGCATTTCGTTCTCCTTGGTTGATGTACGAATTATCGGAGTAGCGTAGGTATGTGTCAATAGTTTTCTTACTAATTTTATCGGTGTTGCAAATAAGCACGGCTATTGCGACAATGGGCGCCATGAACCTCATAGACTATTTGCAGACCACGACCCAGCAGGAGCTGGCCGACCGCCTGGGGGTGACCCAGGGCGTTATTTCACAGTGGGTGGTAGGCCGCGCCCCGGTGCCACCCGAACGCGCGGTGGCGATCGAACGCGCCACCCGCGGCGAGGTGACCCGGCTCGAGCTCAGACCGGATGTCTTCGGGCCGCTGGGGATCCGCAGGAAGCGCCGCAAGGGGTGAGCATGTTCGAGATCGAAGGGCGTTGCTATTTAGTGCTGGGCGAAGAGGGCTACTTGATCGAGCTCCGCTTCACCCGGGAACCGGACGAGACCCTGACCTATATCGGGTACCCGCCGGGACGATAAGAATTGCGGTTCCTCGCATGGCCGCGATCCGCGCACCGCTTTGTTCCTTTCGGGTGCCGCGGCGTTGAGGGGGGGGTCTACGGCCCCGTAGACCCCCTGTTTTTTAGGAGGGTGGGCCATGGTTTACTACCTGGATGGAGAAGTGTGGCTGCTGCTGCGCGGCGAAGAGCCGGTGCTACTCCGGCTCGGGACAGAAGTCTCCGAACAGAAGTCGGGGGACTTAAATTCGGGAAAAGTCAGGCCTGGTTCCACCCGGTCTGGTAAACGACAGGCCTGTCAGCTCCCGGAAAAGTAGTTGGGCAAGTAGTTTTCCTTGACAGACAGGGGGCTTGCTGGAGTACGATAACCACGTCGAGTGGCATCGATGGCAGACACAGCAGGCCCCGCTTATTGGCAGGGGGATGGTCCGGTGCAAACCGGCGACGTTGCTGTGTTCCGTCGATGCCACCCGTCCCTCTCCCAATAGCGGGGCTTTTCTATTGGCGCACTCCAAGCGAGATCAAGCGGGATGCCGTCCCGGCGTGGAAGCAAAGCGGTGCGCTGTACTGACAAGTCGGCGCGGAGACCTTGCGCGGGGACTCCACGAACAGGGGTAAGGGTGTAAGAGGCGGGATAGGCCACCGGAACATAACGGTCCCCCTGGAAGCAGAACGCGTGGCCGAGAGGCCTGTAGTCCGCATGGCAGGAGTATTCAGGCCATGACTTGTCCTATTGAAGTATCATTATCAAAACCAGGGGAGTATCTCAGTGGACGGCACGACTGCTGATCTTTTCGAGTACGGGATCCAGACCGAGCACAGCGATATCCGCGCGCACGTCTCGGTCGTCAACAAGGTGATCTATGTGTTCCCGACCCAGAACGGGCTGGCGGCGATCGTCGAGCACGAGCACGAGGCGCCCTTGGTCGACGCCGGCCAGGAGGGGGTGATCGGGCGCACCGCCTGCGGTTGGCTGATCAAACCGGAGTGGATCGCCGACATGCGCCGGCTGCCGTACGGCTCCTGGCCGCGCTGGGCCGAGTTTGACAACAAGAAGCTGACCACCACCCAGAAGGGCGCGCTGGCGGTCGACTGCGTGCTGCAGACGATGCGCATCGGGCGCTTCCCGTTTTGGCTGAACGCGACCGAGGACGAGCGCCAGAACGTGCAGCTCGACGGCACCGATATCCTGGTGTTCTGCAAAAAAAAGGTGCAGGTCAAGTGCGACGCGAAGTGCGGCGAGCGGCCGCTCGGCACTGGTAACCTGTTCCTGCAGAAGGCCGAGCGCAACCCGCTCAAGCGGCACTGATGCGCAGGGCGGCGCGGGTCGACGATAACCATGCCGCGATCGCCGCGGCGTTGCGCCAGACTGGCTGCACGGTGTTGAGCCTGGCCCCGATCGGCCAGGGTTGTCCGGACCTGCTGGTGGGCCGCGGCGGGACGTGGGGCATGAACCTACTGCTAGAGATCAAGGACGGCGACAAGTCGCCCAGCCGGCGCGAGCTGACCCCAGACCAGGAAACCTTCCTGCACAGCTGGAACGGGCCGATCGCGGTGGTGACCTCGCTGGAAGAGGCGCTGGCAGCGGTGCAGAGGCACCTGGGACGCTTGCGGTGATGGACCTGAGCGACATCCTATCCTGGGTTACGATGATCGTGCTGGTCTGCGTGTATCTGGTGCTGCTGGCAGCCTGGGAAAGTTGGCGCGACTACAAGCGCAAGCGCGAGACCATGCGTCGGTTCTGGACCGAACGTAAGCGAAGGGGACTGCGATGAAGCTCTATGTCTTTCCAGCCGGGTCGGCGTCGGACACGGTGCAGGTGATCGAGTGCAGTCAATTCTATGTGCGCGATGGGGGTGACGATGCGCCGCCTCCGAGCGGCATCATGGGGCCGCCCGGTCCCGCAGGGCCACCCGGGCCGCAGGGCGCTACTGGCCCAGCAGGGCCGCAGGGGATCCCGGGGCCGGCCGGTGCCCAGGGCGTGCCGGGGCCAGCAGGCCCCCAGGGACCGCCGGGGCCACAAGGCCCCGCAGGTGGTGGCGATGGGGGCGATGGTGGTACCGATGGTGGCGATGGCGGCACTGACGGCGGTCCCCCGCCCCCGCAGGGGCAGGACTATCCGACCCCGGTGCCGCCGGTGATCGTGCCGTGGCCGGAAAGCGGTCAAGTGACGTTGAAGAACGTGCAGCTGGCGCCGCTCCAGACCTGCTGTTTCCGGTTGGTCTGGAAGTCGGCGATGGACCCTACCAAATTCGGGCGGATCAACGTCATTGAAGAGCCTGGCAGCGCGGTCTTCACCCGCACCCTGACCCTGAACAACAACGGCATCCAGCGCTTTACGGCATCTGAAAACGCACCGTCATGCGGGCTGTCCAATGCCCCTACGCCGGGATCCCCATCGCAGGTGATGATGACCTATGACGACACACTTGACATCATCGTCACCAATGGCGACCGGCCGCTGGGCGGTGCGCCGACCAACATCCGCATTGACGTGATGACCCCGGACAGGTATTGACGTGGTCCTCTGTCCCCTCTGCGGCCAGTGGCACCTCGGTATCGACCGGGTGCACGCCGCGATCGGCGTGATGCTCGAGCAGGTCCATGCCTACGAGACGCAGCAGCGACAACTCGCGGCGCTGCTGCGCCCGCCGGTCAGTGCACCTGGGCCGGGGTCAGATACAGATCGATCGCCCGCCGAACAAGCTCGGCGACGCTTAACCCGGTAGTGCTGGCCAGGGTCTGCAACGCGGCCAGCTGCGGCGCGCTGAGGTAGATATTAGTGCGGACCATGTTTGCTCCATTCCGAGAGTGGCATGATGCCGTCCGAGTAGGTGACGAGCATGGCCGGCTCGGGGTCGAGCATGGCCTCGAGCGGGTCGTCGGTCTTGCGCGAGTAGCGGGCATTGCCGTGCTGGTCGAAGCAGCGCTCGCAGGTCTTGTCCACCTTGCGCATCGAGGCCTCTGACAGTATTCGGCTGGCGCCCTTCCAGACCAGCTTGACCGGCACGGTGGCGAACAGCACGTCGGTGCGCACGCCGACCGCGGCCTCGTCGGTGATCAGCTCTGGCCGGCCGTAGCGCCAGCTGGGCGGGCCGAGCACGCTGCCATCGTCGTCCAGCTGCGGCGCCATGGCATACATCGGGCGATAGCCCAGATCGAGCGCGTGCCAGAGCACCAACCCGCCGCGGTGTTGGATCCAGTCGCGCACCATCGGCGCGTCGGTGGTATTGCATTCAGCCTTGAATTCGTCAGTCATGACAGCTCCACTTGTAAGCCGGCCTGGCCGATGCCGGTGATGATGTCGGAAACGTACTGGTGGCCGATCGCGGTGGCGCCGGCCCAGCGCAGGCGGTCCTCGGGTAAGTTGGACGCGACCCAGGCTTGTGCCTCCGGGGTGCGTGCGGTGAGCAGGTAGATCGACCCGTGCTCGGCGAGTAGAAAGTCCATCTCAGTCCTCCTTGCGTTTGACGTGAAAAACCTTGCAGTTGATGGTGCCCACCACGCACGGCACGGGCGCGTTGCGCTCGGGGTGCCACCAGGTATAGCCGCGGCTCGAGGTCTTGGTGCAGCGCTCGTAGAACGAATTGAAGCGCGGCACCGGGCCGATGAAGTCGAAGGTGTCGCCGAGCTTGAGCTCGCTGAATTTGTGGCTCATGGCTGCTCCAGCTCTCTGAGTTGGTCGCGCAACCGTGAGCGTTGCTTCAGCAGCCGGTTGCGGTCATCGATCAGTGAGTTGATCTGGTCGACCATCTCATGGCGCAGGACTGCGATCCTGGCCTCGACTCGTTTGATCTCCTGGCTGGCGCGATCAATTTCGACCAGCACGTTGTATTTCTTGTTGCTCATGCCGCCCTCCGGCCGCTGCCGTTGCAGGACCAGCAGCGCACGGCGTCGGTGGCGATCGGCGGCCGGCGGGGGACAGCGAACACGTCGAACCAGCGCTGGCCGCTGCCGTTGCACTGTGGGCAGGCCGCGGCGCCGGTGATGCGGGCCTTGGGGACGTGTACGAAAACGATATGGCTGTTCATTTCTTGTCTCCGATGAACTTGGCCTTGATGCCCAGCGCCAGCTTGCTTTTGCCGCTCTTGTTCCAGGCTGCTTTGGTGCCCAGCGCGTCGACGATCTCCTGCCAGTCGATATCGAGAACCACGGTGCCGGACCTCGGTTCGCTGTCGTAGAAACGCTTGAACGTCTGGTTCTTGAAGGTGTAGCGTTGCGCTGCCATCAGATCACCCCGCCGACGCTGATGCTGCTGGTGGCCTCGAACAGCTGGTGGGCCAGCTTGATCGCGTGCTTGTAGTCGACGCAGTCGATCACGATGCCGACCGGGTCGGCGTTGCCGTCGCGGCCGTGGAGGCGTACATCGAACACCGGGCTACCGTCGGACAGTTTGCTCTCGCAGACCTGGATATTGAAGACGTCGTTGAAGCGGTCAATTACTTGTGACATTGCAGTTCTCCTCAGTGAACGCGCAGAGCGCAGGGGGAGTGGTGGGCCACTCCCTCCTGGGTTCTATCGTTGGTAGCGCCCATCCAGCCCGTACCAGAAGCTGGATGAGATCCGGTACGCCGGGAGCAGCCGGGGGAACCGCGCCACCCAGCGGTACGGGACGTGCGGCAGGCGGAAGCGCACGTCAACGACGTGGGTGGCCCACACCAGGCGGCGCAGCCACGGGGCCTGGATGTCGTTGGCGAAGTTGCCGAAACCGCCGCCGAAGCTCAGCGTCGGGCCGCGAGAGGCGGTCGGGTCAACGGTGATACGGGCGATCTGCCGACCGTTGAGGTTCAGGTAACGGCCGCGCCAGGCGCAACCGGTGGCTTTGAGTACGGTGAATTTCATTCTGGTTCTCCTCTTAGTAAATGAGATCAGCGGTGGAAGCGATGGGGCGGGTGGCGAAGCCGTGGTCCTGGAGGACCGTGATGCCGGTGGTGATCAGCGAAGTGATCGCCGCCTCGGTCAGCGTCCTGGTCCCGGCGATCTGGGCCAGCAGATGGGCGCAGCCACACGCCGGGTAGATGCGCTGGGTGCCGTAGCTGCTGGCGGTGCGGACTTTGATGGTGCCTTTAAGCATGGTGTTCTCCGGTGGGTAAAGCACAGAAGGGGTGGTGGGCCACCCCCTATGGGCTCGGTTCTTACAGGCCGTGGAGCCAGTTCATTCCAAGGCGCTTGCAAGCATCGTAGGCAGCGCGGGTCTTTGCTTCGTAGTCACGCTGGCCTTGCGGCGTTACGAATACCGAACCGAGGTAGCGGTCTTCCTGGCGCTCGGCGAATTCATAGGCGTCACGGGCTTTGCGTTGGGCTTGAGTGAGGCGGACTGTGGTCATTTCGTTTCTCCGGTGTGTTGTGATGCGATGACTGAATTATCGGTGTATACCGTACATCAGTCTACTGGTCATTAGCTATATCGATATACACAGATCTACACTAATGGAATATCGCAAGATGTAGTGCCCAATGTGCGTTGACGCACAGCGCCTGGTAGGCGCACACTATCCGGCCATGGATGCCGAGGAAGTCCATGTCGTCCCCCTGGTCGGCCGCGAGCACGAGCTGTCCGCCGAGTGCTGGTGCCACCCCGAGCCGGATCCAGAATTCCCCAACCTACTGGTCCACAACCTCGAGCAGTAACGTGAATGTATTCAACAGCTTGCATCCCTGTCGACCTGCTACTCTGGATCACCTCCGAGCAGGAGCATCTCGAACGTGAGCGCGGCGAAACAGCCATCTCTGAAAAAACAGAGCGTCAGCAGAGTTCCACTCCCCCAGCAGTGGAAACCGGGCCAGTCGGGCAACCCAGCTGGCAGACCCCCTGGTGCCCGCCAGCTGATCGAGAACGACTTCCTGCAGGACGCCCTAGCGGACTGGAGGAAAGCCGGCAAGCAGAGCTTCCGCCAGCTGGCACGCAAAGACCCCCACGGCTACCTGCGGCTCATAGCCGAAGTCGGCAACGTGATCGCCAAGGGCGCTACTGTTGAGCCCACTACCAACCACCCTGGAGCAGTATTCGACGCTGCAGCGTTCCTTGCTGGCGCTATCCTCGGTAGAGCAGGCCCAGGCCATCAGATACCTGTGTCTGAACGATCTGTACTACCTGCTACGGTACGCACTGAACCGACCGGATGCGGAGCACCAGTGGATCCTGGATCGGTGTCGGGAAGTGCAGGCGGATCCGAACGATCGCCTGGACCTCTGGAGCAGAGGCCACTACAAGAGCTCGATCATCACCCTGGCGCTGACGCTGCAGGACATCCTGAACGATCCTGAGGTCACCGTCGGGCTGTTCTCTCATACCCGGCCGATCGCCAAGGGTTTCTTACGCCAACTCAAGCGCGAGCTGGAGACCAACGCCTGCCTGCGCGGTCTGTTCCCGGACATCATCTGGCACGACCCCGCGCGCCAGGCGCCGAAGTGGAGCGAGGACGATGGGCTGGTGCTCAGGCGCCGCGGCAACCCGAAGGAGAGCACGCTCGAGGCGCACGGCCTGGTCGATGGGCAGCCGACCGGCAAGCACTACTCGATCATGGTCTACGACGACGTCGTGACCCAGAGCTCGGTCACCTCGCCGGAGATGATGCAGAAGACGACCGAGATGCTCGAGCTGTCGTACAACCTGGGCACCGAGCACGGCCGCCGGCGGTTCGTGGGTACCAGGTACCACGCCGCGGACAGTTACCAGACCATCCTGCAGCGCGGCACCGCCACCCAGCGCGTGCGGCTGGCCACCGACGACGGCACCCTGGACGGCGTGCCGGCGATCTGGACCGTGGAGCAGCTCAAGGAGAAGCGCAAAGACCTGGGCCCGTACACGTTCGCGTGCCAGATCATGCAGGACCCGCTCCACGACGCCACCCAGTCCTTCCGCCGCGAGTGGCTCAAGCACTTCGAGAACCGCAGCGGCGAGGGGATGAACAAGTACCTACTCTGCGACGCGGCGAACAGCAAGCGCCGGAGCTCTGACTACACCAGCATCTGGGTCATCGGGCTGGCCGCCGATCGCAACTACTACGCGCTGGACATCATCAGAGACCGGCTGAACCTGACCGAGCGCGCCGCGGCGATCATGCGCCTGCACCGCAAGTGGCGCCCAATGGAAGTCCGCTACGAGTCGTACGGGCTGATGGCCGACATCGCCCATATCAAGGCCTGCCAGGAGGCGGAGAATTACCGGTTCGATATCACCCCGGTGGCCGGCCGGGCGCCGAAGAACGATCGCGTGCGCCGGCTGCTGCCGCTGTTCGAGCAGGGCCGCTTCTACCTGCCGATCACGCACAACTATGGCGACTACGAGCACGTCGTACGCGACCTGGTGCAGGACTTCATCGAGCAGGAGTACGTCAGCTTTCCTGTCGGCCTGCACGATGACATGATGGACGCGCTGGCGCGCATCGCCGAGCCCGAGCTCGAGCTGATCTGGCCGCGGGACTCGAGCCCGACGGTGAAGGACCGCTACAAGCGCGAAGTCGAAACCAGTGCGTGGGCGGCATGAGCCGGGCGCGCCGCACGCTGACCATTGTGGTCCGCCAGGACGTCGGGGAGGGCGTGCTGTTCAATACCGCCTACCTGCCTGCCTTGGCGGAGTATGAGGCGGCGCTCAAGGCCGGGAAGCTGGGCCATAGCAGCCCTGAGTTTTTCGAGGCCAGCAACGGGGTGCGCTTTGAGATGGCGCACCGCACGGGGCTGGGTGAGCTTGACTCGGTGCGCGAGCTTGGCTTGCAGACGCGCACGGTGAACTGCCTGCTGTCCGAGGGGATCACGACGGTTGCCGCCCTGGTGACATGGACTGAGACCAAGTTGCTGCTGACCCCCAACCTGGGGCGCAAGGCGCTGAACGAGATCAAAGACGCGCTGCAGGCCGAGGGCCTGGTGCTGGCGAAGGAGCCGAAGGTCGAGCAGCCGCCGCTATGCGAGGTGTGCCGGATGCGGCACTGGCCGGGGGCAGGGCACCGCTATACCGACGAGGAGTCGCGCCGGCTGACGATGCTGGCGACTGATCCGGGGATGGTGGCCGAGTTGCTGGCGCGGGTGATCGAACTGGAGAAGCGGGTGCAGCAGATGGCCGTGGCGACGGTGGGGATGGTATGAAGGCCCCGGTCTGCAAGCTCTGCCACGTCGAGCATTGGGGCTATCAGCCGCACCGCTGGGCGCAGAAGCAGGTAGTGATGGCGAAGGGCAAGCCGGCGGAGATCAAGGCGCGGGTGCGTAGTGCGCAGACGTTGCGGAAGATGGAGAAGGCATGACAGCGAAGCGGACAGAGGTGGAAGAGCAGCCGGCGGGGCCGGGGCTGCGCGAGTTGGAGCAGCAGATGGTGGTGATGAAGTCGGTGCAGATCGAGCAGGACTCGCGGCTATCGCGGATCTGGCACGACTTGGACGCGCTGCGGCAGCGGTTCGATGCCTTCGCGGCAGAGGTGGGAAAGAAATGACGATAGACAACCGGGATGAGGTAGAGGCGCAGGGGCGCGATGCGGCGCTACTGCGCACGGTGCAGCGGATCGATGCGATGCAGCGCGACCTGGATGCGCTGGGGGTGAAGCTGGAGCAGATCCGTACCGACACTGACGTGGCGCTGGCGAAGATCGCGGTGCTGGAGCAGGCGGTGGCCGAGGCGTGGAAGAAGTGAACGTCGGCGACCCCTTGCAATTCTTCCACCGGTCGAACGGCCAGCCGGTGTACGACTCGGACGGGGCACCGATGACGCTGCCTGCGGAAGGGGTGCCGATGGCGGCGGTGATCACTGCGGTGCGGAACGTGGACACGGTGGACCTGAAGGTGACTGACGCGGCGGGGCAGGAGCGGCGCGAGGAGTATGTGTACATCCTGAATGCAGACGACAGCCAGCCGCGTGGTGGGCGCTATGCATTGAGGATGGACGATGCGGTGCTGAAGCACCGAAGGGCAACCAGGTACGGGAGATGAGCATGGCGACCAAGCGGGAAGTGATCCAGGACGAGCAGGACGCTGAGCGGCGGTACGCGAAGGGCGAACAGCCGGAAGACAGGGACGAGCTGGGGCCGGACCTGGACCAGGACTCGAAACGGTATCGGTATCTGCGCGACCAGGTCAGGAACAGCGACGGGTCGATCAACGAGCAGCTCTATGTGCGCTGTGATACCAGTCGCGACGGGCGCTGGTCGTTGGACGGCAAGGACCTGGACAGCGCGCTGGACCTGTTGCTGATCAACCGCGCCGAGGCGGAGAAGGCAGCTGTACGGGCGGCGAAGGAAGAGAAGGCGAAAGCGAAGGCGAGATGATGGGCGAGGCGAGAAACCGGTTCAATGGCGAGGCCAGCCTGATCGATACCAGCGTCAGTGATCGCGCGATCCGGCGGGCCAAGCGCGAGTTCTGCTCGCAGCTCTCCGAGCGGCTGCTGATCGCGATGATGAACGTGCCCTGGAACGACCCCGAGGCGACGGTGCAGCGCGCGTGGGCGCTGGCCGAGCTGCACTACGAGGAGATGCTGCGGCGGATGGCGCTGCGCGATGCGCCGGTGACCCTGACCGAGCGCATGGCCGCGGACCAGACGGTGTCGGAGATGTCCCGAGCGGAGATAGCGCGAGGCTAGACCATGTATTCAGAGCAGCCCACTGAGCCGGTCGACAAGAGCGATGAAGAGCTGGTCGAGGACATCCTCGAGAAGCGTAAGCGCTCGGAGACGCACCTTGCGGAGTGGCGCAAGAAGGCTGAGATCTGGTACGACATGGTGGCCGGCAAGCAGTGGACGGCCGAGGACGAGGCGGCCCACAAGGACATGCGCAAGCCGTGCGTGAGCTTCAACAGAATTGCGGTCATGGTCAACGCCATCTGCGGATCCGAGAGCAACAACCGCCAGGAAGTGCAGTATAGGCCGAGGACGATCGACGACTCGGGCGTCAACGACCTGCTGACCGAGGGCGCCAAATGGGCCAGGGACCAATGCGACGCCGAAGACGAGGAAAGCGACGCGTTCAGGGACACCGTGATCTGTGGTTACGGCTGGACCGAAACCAAAATGGACTTCGAGACCAACTCGGAGGGGATGGTTGAAGTGCCGCGGCGCGACCCGTTCGCGTTCCATTACGATCCGGCCGCGGTTAAGCGCAACTTGAGTGACATGCAATGGGTGCAGTGCGACGACTGGCTCGACGACGAGGCCATTCTCGGGCGCTGGCCGGACGCGGAGCTGGTTGGCGGCCAGGAGCGGCTGCCGGACACGACCCCGCACGACGCTAGCCGCGCGCCGTGGTACGAAAAGACCGCCACTGACGACGCCCCGGACGGGACCCGGTGCGTGATCCACCATTGTTGGCGCGAGAAGGTGACGGTGTGGATGGTGAAGCAGCCTCCTCCCCCGATGGCTCCCCCTGTCCCCCAACTTGGGGGAGGCATGCCGCCGCCGATGGGACCGCCGCCGGGGATGGGGCCACCGAATGGGCCGCCTGGGATGCCGAGACCGCCTATGCCTCCGGGTGTAGCCGGTGGCATGCCGGCGGGCCCGCCACCCCCGCCGATGGGAGGGCCGCCACCAGGCATGGGCCCACCGCCAGGGATGCCACCGTCGGTGCCTGGAATGCGCCCACCGCCGATGGGTCAGCCCCCGATGCACCCACAAGGACCGCCTGGAATGCCTCCCGGAGCTCCCGCAATGCCGCCACCAGGCGCGGGTCCCGCAATGCCGCCGAATGCGGCCGGCGGACCGCCGGGAATGGGCCCGCCCCCGATGGGGATGCCCCCGCCGCCCCCGCCGCGGCCGAAAAAGCCGCCCGACCTGGAGATGAGCGAAGAGGACTACCAGCTGGCGCAGGAGCGCACGCTGCAAATGGGCTTGCCGCCGCTGAAGGGCCGCCGGCGCACGAAAGCGGTGTACAAGCAGGCCTTTTTGCTCGGCAAACAGCTGCTCGAGGTATCCGACGCGCCCTGCCAGTACGAATTCATCTACCAGGCGATCACCGGCTACCGCGATCACCTGAAAGGCACCTTCTACGGCGCCGTAGCGGTGATGGAGGACCCCCAGCGGTATGCGAACAAGATGCTCAGCCAGCTCCTGCACATGATCAATACCAACGCCAAGGGCGGGATATTGATCGAAGAGGGCGCGGTTAACGACATCCGCAAGCTGGAGCAGGACTGGGCCAAAACCGACGGCGTTACGCTGGTCAATGCCGGCGCCTTGTCGGGCGCCAAGATCCAGCCCAAGCCCATCCCGCAGTACCCGAAGTCGATCGACGAGCTGCTGACGTTCTCGGTGAGCTCCATTCGCGATGCCAGCGGGGTGCCGCTGGAGATGGTCGGGCTGGCCGATAAAATGCAGCCCGGCATAGTCGAAGAGGCGCGCACCAATGCCGGCATGGGCAACGTGGCGACGCTGTTCGACGCGCTCAGGCACTACCGCAAGGCCCAGGGCCGGCTGTTGGCGCATTTCCTGATCGAGTACATGGCCGACGGGCGGCTGGTGCGGGTGGCCGGTCCACTCGGTGAGCGCTACGAGCCGTTGCTGCTCCAGCGCGGGGTGCTCGAGTACGACGTGGTGGTCGACGTCGCCCCGACCGCGCGCGATATGAAGGAAAAGACCTTCCTGGCGCTGATGAAGATCGCGCCGATGGTGATGCAAGCAGGCGGTCCGGTGCCCGAGGAGGCGCTCGACTATGCGCCGTTGCCGGCCGGGCTGGCGGAGAGCTGGAAGAAGCAAATTGCCGCGGCCAAGCAGGCCAAGTCGCAGCAGGGCGACCCGCAGGTGCAGATGGCGCAGGCGGTGGCCCAGGCCGAGGGGGCCAAGGCCCATACCGCAGAGGTGCGCGCGCAGGCCGACATCCAATTGAAGCAGCTCGAGCTACAAGCCGAGCAGGCGGCGCAGCAGACCGCGGCGCAGATGAAGCAGATGGAGCTCGAGCTGAAGAAAATGGACCTGCAGATGGCCCAGCAGCAGGCGCAGTGGAAGGCGGAAGAGCACCGCATGGCGATGGAGCTGCAGGTCTTGAAAGTGCAGGGCGAGCAGCAGAAACAGGGCGTGGAGATGATGAAGTCGGCGCACGAGGTGCAGCGCATGCAGGCCGCGCCCCTGGCGCCGACCGTGCAGTGAGCGTAAGGAGGCAATATGTTCAGTGACACCGTGGCGGCGACCAACCCGCCGAGCCCAGACGAGGTGAAGGCGACTTCACCGGAAGCACCGAAGACCGAGGCCGCGACCTCGGGGGTGGTAACGCAGGAAGATGACCGCGAGAGCGGGGAAAAGCAGCATGATGACCCGAAAGTATTGATCGGGGCGGTCACCCGCTTACGGGCGGAGCGAAGGCAGTTGGACGCGGAGGCCAGGGCCAAGGACGCGCAGCTACAGCAGTTCATGCAGATCCAGGCCCAGCGCGACCAGGAGTGGCAGATCGCGCAACAGCGCATGCAGCAGGTGTTGGCGGCGCAGTTTGCCGAGCCGGAGCCGGACAAGAACGTCGACCCGCTGGCCTATGTCGCGCGCAAGTCGGAGCAGGCCGCGGCCGAGGTGCAGGCCATGCGCCAGCAGCAGTACCAGCGCGACCAGGCGCAGTGGGCGGCACAGCAGCAGTATGCGCAACAGGCGCACCAGCAGCAGGCGGTACAGCAGTTCGTGCACCGGGTGACTGCCAGCGAGGCGCAGTTCCGCGAGGAGCATCCTGACTACCAGGAGGCGCTGACCTATGCGGTGACCCGGCGCACCAAGGAGCTCACCGCGGCCGGCTGGGATCCCGACGAGGCGCGCGGCATTGCCGGCACCGACGCCAGGAACCTGGCTCTGCAGTGGGTGCAGCGCGGGCAGGACCCGGCGGCGATGGCCTACGAGATGTCGAAAGCGATGGGCTACCAGCCGGTGGACAAGGAAGCGATGCACGAGCAGGGCTACAAGGCCTCGAAGCCGAGCGGGGGCGGCTCGGCGCGCGGTAAACTGACCGTGCGCCAGATCGCCAACATGACGCCCATGCAGCTGGCGCGCATCAGCGACGAGGACTTCAAGGCCGCCATGGGCGGCTGAACAATAGGCGCGGGTCCGAAGAGGTTTTGGACATCGCCTAGAAATAAAGTAGGAAGATCGGCCTGGGGCGCCGCAAGCCCCGATCGTTTGCTCACCGACGAAGAGGTGAGAGATCGCTTCCATCCAGCGCGAGTGATGGGAACTTTTTCTCAACCACTTTGGAGCAAATGAAATGGCAGATACCAGCTATCTGGTCAACGATCCGTTGACCGTAAAGGCCTGGGCTAAGAAACTGTTCGTGGACGCCTTGAAAGAGACGAAAGCGGATAAATTCATGGGCACTACGAGCTCGAGCCTGATCCAGATCCGTGACGAGCTGTCCAAGGGCGCCGGCGATCGCATCACGCTCGGGCTGCGCATGCAACTGACCCAGCCGGGCGTGCTCGGCGACGGGACGCTCGAGGGCAACGAGGAGGCGCTCACGACGTACAGCGACGCGATCCTGATCGACCAATTGCGGCACGCGACTCGGTCGGCAGGAAAGATGTCTGAGCAGAGGGTCACCTTCAGCATCCGCAATGAAAACAAGATGGGCCTCCAGGACTGGTGGAGCGACCGCATCGACACCGCATTTTTTAACCAAGTTTGCGGTTACACCCTGCAGACCGACGTGCGCTTCACCGGGCTGCAGCCGGCGATCGCGCCCGATGTCACACGGCGCATCTGGGCCGGCACTGCGATCACTGACGACACTACGCTCGCGGCGGGCGATATCTTCACCCTGAAGCTGATCGACGTCGCGGTCGAGCGGGCGTCGACTCTGAGCCCGACCATCCGGCCGTTGATGATCGGTGGCGAGAAAAAATGGGTCTGTTTCTTACACCCCTATCAAGTCTACGACCTGCGTACCAATACCAATGTCGGCCAGTGGCTCGACATTCAAAAAGCAGCTCTGATGGGCGGTAACGAGAGCAAAAACCCGATCTACACCGGCGCGCTGGGCGAGTACAACTCGTGCATTTTGCATATGGACAAGCGGGTGACTACCGGCATCACCAATGCCGGCGTGGACAAGCCGACGGTGCGTCGGGCAGCGTTTTGCGGCGCCCAGGCGGCGTGTTTTGCGTACGGCGGCGACGGTGGCCAGGAGATCCAATGGGTAGAGGAGCTCTTTGACTACAAAAACCGCTTAGGCGTGAGCGCCGGGATGATCTGGGGCCTCAAAAAGGTGATGTTCAACAACGTCGACTTCGGTGCTTTGACGATCTCGACCACTGCCGTCGCGCACTAAGGAGACTGATCATGCCGACAGGAGTAGTTGGAACGAATGCGCGCAATTTTCACCAGCAGATGGTGCATTACCTGCGCCGTGGAATTGACTACACGCTGAAGGGTGCCGTGGTCGATGTGGGGACCATCCCCGCCGGGTCGCTGATCGTTTATTCGGCCTCGGGGGTGTTCGTGACGCAGATCTTCAACGGCACCGCCAACGCGATCAACATTGGCGCCTCGACCGATCCCGGCCAGGACAACTTCGCCACCGCGCTGTCGCTGGCGGCGCTGGGCCAGGTACCGCTGGACGAAGGCGTCAACATCAGCCCGGTGGTGACGGTCGATACCAAGATCCAGGCCAACCTGGCTGGTATCACCGGCGCGCCGACGGCGGGAACGGGGATCATCATGATCGCCTTCGTGCCCAACAACGACCTGTAGTTTTCGGGTGACCGTCAGCGCCGGGACATTGGCGCTGGCGGTGTTTTGGAGGGCGCATGTCGACCTTTGCACAGATGGAAGCAAGGATCATCTCTGAGCTTCACCGGGATGATATTGCCAGCGTGGTTGACGACTATATCAACGACGCGATCGCGCACTATCAGCGGTTCAGGTTTTGGTTCAATGAAAAAAAGTCGATGACGGTGACCGTCGCCGGCACCGACCTCTATAACTGGCCGACCGATCTGGTCAAGCTCGACCGTTTGGTCATGCTGGTCAACAGCCGCGAGACCGGGCTCGAGCTGGTGGCGCCGGAGGATATCGACGGGCTCGGCATCCAGGCCAGCGATCGCGGCGAGCCGGAGTGGTACGCCAATTACGGCAAGGCGTTTCGGCTCTATCCCTGCCCCGACAAGGCTTACCCGCTGGCCCAGTATTACCTGTTCACGGTACCGGCGGAGAACACCGGCTCGGCTGTGGAAAATATGTGGACAAAAGAAGCCGAAGAGCTGATCCGCACCCGTGCCAAAAAGCTCCTGGTCGGCCAATTCATGCCCACCGGGGATACCATGAGCTGGGCGAGCATGCTCGACAAACAGGAGCACGACCTGTTGCAGGACATGCAGCGGCAGACCCAGGAGAGCACCCAGAGCGGCCGGCTACGGAGCTGGGATGCTTGACTGGCGGCCGGACCTCGATCCGCGCACGCCGGGCATCCTGAGCTTTGTCAGCGAGATGCTGCCGGAACCGCACGGTGGCTATGCCACGGTGCATTCGGAGTGCGACTTCGGGCCGCCGTATACCTATGTGCTGATCGCCGGGGAGACCTGGCCCAACGCCTGTTTCGCCACCCGCTGGAACTCGCAGCCGGGGGGGAACCTGTTCGTCGGCACCAACAAGCGTCTGAGCATGATCAGCACCGGGACCGGCTATACCGATGTCTCTCGGGCTGGCGGCTACGCGCTGGGCGGGCTCCCGTACCAGTACCCTGAAGACGCCTATGGCTTTTTCGACTTCTGCGCCTACGGCGACGTGGTCATTGCCTGCAACAAGGCGGTGACTGCCCAGAAGCGCAGTTCGCTTGACCTGACCGGGGCCACCAAGTTCGACGACCTCGGCAACCCGGCGTGGACCGCCGCACCGGCCGCGCACGTCTGCTGCGCGGCCAACAATTTCGTATTCCTGGGCGATGTCGGCAACTGGTCGACGGTCACTGGCGCGACCGACATCCTGGCCTGGTCGGCGGTGGGCAACCACGTCGACTGGCGGGTGAACCCGCAGGTGACGCAGTGCTCGTTCGCGCAGTTCGTCGACACCCCCGGCGCGATCACCGCGGTGAGCGAATTCCAGAGCGGCATCGTGGTGTTCAAGTCGAATTCGATGTACCGCGGCAGGTACGTCGGCGCCGGCCCGAACTCGCCCGTCTGGGACTTCGAGCGCATTTCCGACAATATCGGCTGCATCGGGCCGCGCTCGGTGGTGACCATCGACCAGGGGTTGGTGTTCGTCGGCGCGGAGGACATCTTCCTCTACGACGGCACCCGTCCGCGCTCGATCACCGACGGCATCCGCCGCTTCCTGGCCGCGAATTACATGTTCATCGGCAACAACGCCGGTCAGTATCCGCTGCTGCTCGGCCACTTCCGTACCGGCGACCTGGTCTACATGTCCGGCATCCGGATGATGCTCTGCTGGAATTACAAGCTCAACAAGTGGGGTGCGCTGGACACCTCGCCGATCGCCCAGGCGATCCCCTGTCGCACCAACACCATCCACTTCCGGACCAACCAGGTGACCGGGGTCAGCAACGGCCAGGAGCAGATCCAGACCAACCCCGAGGCGGTCAATGTCGACATCATCTATATCGTCAACGGGGTGACCAAGAACCGCAACAAGGACCAGTGGGGCGACTCCTATCTGATCACCGGCTACGTCGGCCAGCCCGATAAGCTGCAGACGCTGTCGCGGGTGACTCCGGTGATGTCTGAGCGTCCGCCGACCCCGGTGACGGTGCCGCCGACGATGGAACTGACCTGGTACACAAGCATGACGCCTTGCAATGGGCAATACGCCGGCACCGCCAACCTGAACGCCAGCTACCGCTTCGACACCCTCGGCGGCAACCCCAACCAGGTGGTGCAGTCGAGCACCAGCAACTTTTTCTCGTTCCGGATCGACACCCACAACACGGCGATCGGGGTGCCCACCGCGATCCTCGACGTAGTGCCCAAACTGACCCCGGCGGGTGAGCGGTGAATGTTGTCGAACAGGTCACCCTACCGGTGCTGTCGGACAAGGCCACCGAGTGGGACCGCCGGCTCTACCATGCGCTCTGGGACCAGTTAAAGAAGAACATCGAGCGCATCTCTGCCATCGAGCAGACGCTCGGCACCACGCCGCGCAACGCGGGGTGGATCAACCGCAACGAGACGGTGCAGACGGCGGCGACCTATGTCGTCACGCTCGATGACTACTTCCTGGTGGCGAACCGGGCCGGGACGGTGACCTATACGCTGCCGGCGGCGGTGGACAGCGACGGCAGGACGCTGATCATCCGCACCGTTACCAACAACACCTGCGTATCGGCGACGGCCAACGTGGTCGGCCTGGCCGGCGGGCCACCGGGGACCGCGATCTGCATCGCCACCGCCGGATCGTGGGCGCTGCTGGTCAGCGACGGGACGTACTGGCATATCAGCGGCGCGGGGATCATCGGCGGGACGGGTGCTGCGGGACCGCCAGGGGCCACAGGCGCGACCGGATCGATGGGCGCGGGGTATACCGGGGCGACGGGGCGAACGGGCGCTACGGGGGTCACAGGGGCCACTGGCGCGGGTCTGCCGGGAGCTTCCGGGGTTACTGGTGCGACAGGTGGCACCGGCGCCACTGGCGGTGCTGGGGCGACCGGCGCCGGGGTCACGGGCGCCACCGGGGTCGCCGGCAATACGGGCGCTACCGGATCGACTGGGGCCACTGGGTCGGGCAACACTGGCGCTACCGGCAATGCGGGCGTCACGGGCGGCACCGGCGCCACCGGGGTCGGAGTGCAGGGACCATCGGGCAATGCCGGGACGACTGGCGCCACCGGCGTCACCGGGGCGGGTTCGACCGGCACTACGGGTGGGACCGGGGCCACCGGGGCCACTGGCGGCACCGGCCTGACCGGCAACACTGGCGCAACAGGTGCGGGGAATACCGGTGCCACGGGCCTGACCGGCGCCACCGGCGCAGGACCGGCCGGCGTCACCGGCAACACCGGCGCGACCGGCATCGCGGGACCGACCGGGGGCGCTGCGGGTGCCACCGGCAAGACCGGCAGCACCGGCGCGACAGGCGCCACCGGGTCCACCGGCGCGACGGGGGCGGGATCGACCGGCGGCACGGGAGGCACTGGCGCGGCCGGCAACACCGGAGCGACAGGAGCAGGCACCGCAGGCGCAGCGGGTGCCACCGGCGCGACGGGGATGACCGGCGCAGGAACGGCGGGTGCGGCTGGCGGCACGGGTGCCACCGGCCCTGCAGGGGTGACAGGCGCGACCGGTGCCGGGTCGGGCCTGACCGCGACCTATGTCGGCTATGGCAGCGCAGGCAACCTGCTGACGGGGGTCGCCGACCTGACCTACGACGCCGTCAACCGGCGCGTGAACCTCATCACAGGCGCGGTGGACGTGCCGATGATGCTGGTCCGCAGTACCGGCGCCGGGACGGCGGTGCAGGCCCAGTTCAACGTCGACAACGGCTCTTCGCTGTTCTCGATGTTCAAGACCGGCACCGGCTACAACCAGGGCAACCTGTACAGCGCAGGTGACGCCGGGTTCTACAACGCCAGCGGCAAGCTGCACCTGACCAATGCTGCCGCCGCCGACATCGTTTTCGAGACCTCGGGCGCGGGGTCGGTCGGCGAACGGTTCCGGGTCTACGACTCCAAGGCCATCGGCATCCGCTCGACCGTCGCCAACTACAACCTGAAGGTGCAGACCCGGCAACCGTACACCGTCGACTCCTCGCTTGAGTTGGCGGTGGACAATGGCGGCGACCGTTACCTCTACCTGGGCGGGACCAACCTGTCGATCACCGGCGGCGGCACGGTGGGCATCCAGAACCTGCCGGGGACCAGCGTCACGGTGAACATCCCCGGCTCGGGGACGGTGGTGATGAACCCGATGGGCGCGGTCGGGGATCTGATCGTCGGCAGCACCTCGGGCGCACCATCCAACCTACCCAACGGATCTGCCGGACAGGTGATGATCGCCAACGGCCCAGGCGTCGCGCCGCAGTGGAAGGCAGGCCCGTGGTTGCCTTCCTACGGCACCCTCTCCGAACCGGGGCTGGCCTGGAACCTCGCGCTGTACCAGAGCGCGTATGTGGGCCTGACCGCCAACCGCACGGTGCCAGCACCGACCGGGATGGTCGGCGGCGGGACGTACATCCTGGTGGTCGCGGCCAACGGTTTCGCGCTGACCTGGAATGCGGTGTTCAGGTGGCCCAGCGGACGGGTGCCGGTGGCGAGTGTCGGCGGCGGCATCATCGATATCTACACGTTTTGGAGCAACGGCACGAACCTGTACGGGGTCGGGCAGTTGAACTTCACCGCATGAACCCCTTTCCCGTCGCGCACTGGGGATCGCAGTCGCAGCCACCGCCGGACGCGGCGCTGCTGTTCGACCTGCCGTTGATGTACCAGTTGTGGCCGACCAAAGCCGGCTCACCCACCCCGACCTTTTCCTGCGCCAACGGCGGCGGCACGGTGCAGGACTGGGAGGGCGTCCTCCGTAAGTGCAAGCCCAACGAGGCCCGGTTCCCCGGCGCGAGACGGGTCGAGAACATGATCGGCGGCTCTTCGCAGAACCTGACCGTCGCGCCGTGGACGGCGTACAACGTCGGCCTCAATTCGGCGGCACCGGTCCTCACCTGGAACTACAACTCGACGCAGGCGACTCGGGTGCAGTTGCAACGGGGCAACGACCTCGCGGTGGGCGTGTGCAGCATGTACCAGGTCATCGTCGTACCGCTGACCACCGCCGCCTATCGCCTGACGGTCGATCTGTGGACGCTGAGTAACCCGATAGTGCTGGTCGTCGCACTCAGCAACCAGATCAACAACCTCACCATCAACAACACCGCCCCGGTGCGCTATTCGTTCCTGGTCTCTGCCAGCTTCGCCTCCGCGCCCTCCTTCGCCATCGGTCTCTATGGCACCAACAGCGGCGGGGTCAACAACTCGCAGGCTGGCGATCTGATGGTCGGCAGGGTGCAGTTCGAACTGATCTCCGGGCAGTCGAACACCAACCCCGGCGAGTACCAGACGCTGGGCATGGGCGGCACCGCCTACTCCAATGTCGACGGGGTGCGTTGCTACGGGGTCAAGCTGGGCAACACCATGACCGGCAACGTGGTCAACGAGATCGCCGGCACGGTCCCGATCAACGTCGGCAACGGCGCGAGTGCTGTCGTCTGCGACACCATCGGGCCGACCGGGCTGCTGATGGACCAGCAGCAGACGGTAGCCTACGGCATCGAGTGGGACTTCAGCACGGTCAGTCCGTCGGGTATGTCCATCGCCACCAAGAACGTCGCGGGTCCGACCGGGGACTATTACGGCTGCGCCTTCATTGAGACCGCTGGCAGTTCGCAGCACTATTTTTACACCAGCGCCACCCTGCCGTTCGCGGTCACCAATGGGTTTTTCGGAGTATTCGCGCACGCCGGTCAGCGCAACAAGATCCAGGTGCAGTTCATCATCGGCCCCGACCAGGCACTGGCGAGGTACAGCCTTACCGGCAACGGCGCGGTCACCGCCGCGTACCTGAACGGCGGCACCGGCACCTTCAGGGGGGCCGGCATCATTCCCTACGCTGGTGGGTGGTATTTCTGCTGGGTGTCGATGTCGGGCGTCGCGGCGGGTACGGCGATGACCACCTATGTCGTCGCCGAGGACGGGGCTGTCTATGGCGGCAGTGGCCTGGCGGCGTGGTATCTGTACGGGATGACGGTGATGGACACCGGCAGCGATCCGTACACGCCGTGCCAGTACGCCGTCGCCACCCGTGGCACCGACACGCTGTCCTTCCCCGGCTCGGGCAACATGGTCGCGACGGTCGGCACCGCCTACGCCGAGATCCGCACCAAGTGGCAGACCGCCAACACCCTGCGCGGGATCGTCAGCGGCGAGTCATACAAGTACCCGCTGATGATCCAGACCACCTGGCCGTCTACCAGCATCGCCATCTACGACGGCACCAACATGGCCGGTCTCGCCAGCGGACTGCCCGATGCCAATACCAAGACGCGCAAGGTGGCCGCATCCTGGGGCGGTGCTCAGCAGATGGCGACCGGCGGCGGTCTGTCGCCGGGTGCGTCTGCGTTCGCGGGGACCATGACCGGCTCGACCATCAACGTCGGCTACTCGCCGTGGACCAGCATGGCGCTCGGGGGTCAGCTCCGCAACGTCAAAATTTGGAACGTGCAGTTGACCGCCAGCGAACTGGGCGACATGACTTCCGGGTCGGCCGGATGAGATACGAAATGATCGCCCCCGAAAACCTTCGCGCCTGCTGGACCAGGGTCAAGGCGGGGCTGGAGCGCGTCCTCCAGGTCGGCAGTGAGACCTGGATACCGGAAGACATCTATACCTACCTGCGGACCAAGATGGCCTTCCTGTACCTGGCCTGGGACGCCGACGAGTACCGTGGGTTCATGGTGATCGAGAGTAAGCGCGACACGTTTACCAACCAACCCTACCTGCACGTCTGGGTGCTGTTTGGCGAGCCACGCAACGGGCTTGACCATTTCGCTGCGGTGGAACAGTTTGTCGAGGGCACCATTGAATTCATCGACGGGCTGGCGCGGACAGCAGGTGCAAACACGGTGCGGATGTCTGGGCGCGAGGGCTGGAAGCGTTTCCTGCGCGGCAAATTCAAGCCGGTGAGAGTGTGCTACGAACGACAGTTATGAGGAGCTAGGACATGGGCGGCGGATCAGGTGGTGGCGGTTCTTCGACGGTGGCGCGGTTCGAGCCGCCGGACTATGCGGCGCAGAGCTGGGCGGACTACGTCAACAACATGCGGGCGGTCACCCAGCAGCCCTTCCAGCAGTATGAAGGGATGACCATCGCGCCGATCAACGACGCCCAGGCGGGTGGCATGCAGTACATGGCGAACATTGCCGGCAATGACTCGCCGGACATGGCCGCGGCCAAGGCGATGAACCAGATAACTGCCTCTGGTGGCTACGAGAACCCGTACGCGACGATCCAGACCGAAAATGCGTACAACCCCTGGCAGCTGGCCGAGGCGGCGCCGCAGATCCAGACCAACACCTACCGCGATGCATACAACCCGTATGGGGGCTTTAGTCCGGAGTATCAGCAGTTCAAGCAAAACGCGCTGAACGACACCGTCGGCGCCTACCAGCGGGGGACGGCGGCGCAGACCGACACCGCCTTCAACCGGCCGGGGGCGTTTGCCGGCGGGGCTCACGTGGCGCAGATCGGGGCCAATGAAAACGCGTTGGCGCTCAACCTCGCCCGCCAGGGCAGTGAGATGGACTTCGGCCAGTGGGACCGCAGCTCGGGGCTCTACAACACCGACACCGCGCGCAACGCCGGGCTCGAGCAGCAGGCGATCGGGATGGTCAACGACACCCGCCAGGCGGACTATGCGCGGAACAGCGGCATCGCCGAGAACGCCTTAAACCGTGGCATGCAGTCGCAGACCAACGACCTCAACCGGGCGACGTCGGCCTGGGACGCCGAGCGCAACCGGCAGATGGGCGCCTATCAGAATGCGCTGCAGGGGCACCAGAGCGATCTGTCCGACGCGCAGCACCTGATCGGCATCGGCGACGCGCAGCGGCAGTACCAGCAAGACCTGTTGAACCAGCAGCTGAACAGTTACAACCAGTGGCAGCAGTACCCATACCAGCAGGCCGATATCTTCGGCAATGCACTGAGCCGCGCCTCGGGTAACTACGGCCAGAACACCCAGATCGGACAGACCAATTACCAGGCTAGCCCGTACGGGCCGCTGATCGGTGGCGGGCTGCTCGCGGCGAGCATGTTTGGGTAAGGAGACGACATGAGCGGCATCGGAGAAGCAGCACTAGCGGCCTGGATCGCCAACGCGGCGGCGGACTCCGCGCTGGTCTACGGCGGGCTCGAGGCCGGCGCGGGCACTGCGGCTGCGGCTCTGGGCACGGGGGCGGGCGCGAGCGCGGCGGCGGCGGGCGCCGGCGGGATGACTGCGGCACAGCTGGCGGCGCTCAACCAGCAGGCGCTGATGGGGGTCAGCTCGGCAGAAAGTACGATAGCGACGCCGTCGGCCACCCAAGGGGCTGGCCTGCTGGGCAATTCATTGCCCTATGGTGCCGGGGATACGGTGACCGGCAGTATGACCAACAGCATGCTGGGCGACCTCGGCGGCGGCAACCTGGGCGCGTCGAACATGCTGTCCGATCCCAGCAGTGTGCTGGCCTCGGACGCCACCGGCAACCAGTTCGTCACCCAGGGTGACAAGTACTGGAACTACGCCCAGCAGGCCGGCAGGGCACTGACCAAGGGGGCCAAGGCAATAGGTCCCGCCGCGCCGCTGGCCAAGAGCCTGCTCGACCCGGGGGCGCCACCGAAACAGGAGCAGATCATGGCGCGGCAGCCGGGTGGCGGAGCTCCGCAGCAGCAGTCATCGGTGTCACTGCTCGGTCAGCAGCAGCCGCACCAGATCAGTCCGTATGCGCCGATCTTTGCCGGCGCGGGGGGCGATGATGCAGAGATGCAGCGCCGCCGGAAGCTGATGATGCAACAGATGGGGTACGCATAATGGCTAATTCAGTCTACGACGCAGGCAATGGCTATTACTACCTGATGGACAGCAACGGCCACTTTGTGGTCGGGGCCAATGGCCGTCCGGTCAATGTTGATGCTACCGGCACGCGGCTGGACACCCAGGACTCGCCCAACGTCACCGACACCAACAAAGACCCCAACCGGCCCGAGGCGTGGAAGGGCGGTCGCCGTGACGATGCCTGGATGCCGCCCCAGTTCAAGCAGACCTATGGCAACTACACCGGGCTGTTTCCCAGCATGGGACAGCAGGTCGGCCAGGCCTTGTATGGAAGCATCCAGCCGCAGAATTACCTGCCGAGTTGGTTCCAAGGCACGCTGCCGCCGCGCCTGAATGCGCCGGTCAAGATGCAGAGCTACTACGGCAACAACCCGGCGCTGGCCAACCAGTTCCCCGGCGGCGCCAGTCAGCAGCCGTTTGGTATCCAGCCGACGGGCAACCCCAACCCACCCAGCGGCGTGCCAGGGTCGTTCAGCCGGACCACGATGGGCAACCCTTATCCGTTGAACCAGGCGATCCAGTACGGGCGCTCCAACGTGCCCCAGGTGACCCACGCCACTAACCCGTTCATCGGCGCCTATGCCGGCCTGAGCGGTTACAACCCTGGCCAGCAGCAGGTAGGGCAACCGCCCTCGGTCATCCCGAAGCTGGCCTCTCCCGGCGGAACCCAGCCGGACAACTTCAACCCCGGGCCGGGACAGAACCCGCCGCCACCGAACCAGACTGCTGGTGCGGGGGGCGGGGGCGGTCCTTCGTACTACGACGTGCCCGATGGCGGCGGGGTGATCAACCTCACCGGTGGGGGCGGTCCGCCAACCTGGCAGACGCCACCGGCATCGGGCCCGAATATGCAGACCAAGGCCTATTCGCCCAACAACCCCTACGCCGGGATGTACCGCAACCCGCAGGCCGACGCCTGGGAGCAGCAGCAGGGCGGGCCGCAGATGCTGCCGGGGACTGGCGGCGATGTATCACTGCCGTCCAACGGCTACGGCGCCGGGACGGCGGCCGGCTATCACCTCGATACCGCACCCAACACTACCGACCCGGGGAGCATGCTCGGGCTGCTGGGCTTCCTCGGCGGCGGCAACTTCCCGAGCTCGGCGGCGGCTTATGCCAATTGGTATCAACAGACGTACGGGAAACAGGCGCCTGCACCGGCACCGAAAGCATACCCATAGGGAGGCAACATGAGCGGAGCACAAGGCAGTGGCGGGTACGGCGGTCAGCAGTACGGATATGGTGGCGGCGGGTACGGCGGGGGTGGGTACGGCGGCGGGATGCCCCAGCAGCCGGCGTGGGGGCAGGGCGCCGGGGGTCAGTACAGCCCGATGCTGCGCAACGCCCAGAACCAGTGGCAACAGCAGGCGGGGTATGGCGGACAGCAGCCGCCGATGTGGCATACGGGCGTGTTGGGCGAGGCCATGCCCGCCAACACCACGCCGCCAGACGCCACCGCGACCCCACCCGCGCCATTGCAAGACATGGTCGCCAACCCCGCCATGAACCAGCCCGCCGCGTGGCAGCAGGCGCAGTGGGCAGCGAACCCGCGCCAGCCCTACGGCATGGGCCGCATGGGTATGGGCAACGCCTACGGCTATGGTCGGCAACCGCCGATGCAGTACTGGAACCAGGGCGGCAACCCGTGGGGGGCAATGTCGCAGGGCGGCATCCAGGGGATGCGGATGCAGCAGTACTACAACGACGCGGTGCAATAAGGAGCGATCATGGCCGAGCTGGACGTAGACGAGCTGATCAAGAAGGCGCTCGAGCAGTACAACAAGCCGCAGTCCGAGCCCTGGCGCACCGGGCTGGCGACGATGGCGATGGGTCTGTTGGCCAACAACCAGCGCGGCAATTTGTGGGAAGGCCTCGGCAAGGGCGGTCTGCTCGGCATGGAGGCGATGCAGGCGGAGCGGACCCGCCAGCAGAAGGACCCCGCGGCGATGATCAGCCTGCTCAACGCGGTCGAAGACTTCAAGGCCAACCGCGACATGGCCGGGCTGTTCAAGGGTATGGGGCCGCAGGCCTCCGGACCGCCGCAGTTCCAGCCGGCGCCGGGCCTGCCGGCCGACGCTCCGCAGCAGAATTTCGGGATGTCCAACCGCAGCGGGTTCGACAACGCACCCAACGCCATCACCGGCAAGCCGATCCCGCCGGAGGCGCAGAGCGGGTACATGGGCTCGATGGTGACCCCGCCGCCGCAGTTCACCGGCAGCATCCCGCCACCGGAGAGACTGCTGCCGTTCCTGGGCCGACCCAAGACCACCGCCGCCGCCCAGAACATCGCCGACTTCCTCGGCTACAAGACCGAGAACGTACCCGGTGGCGCCACCCGTTTCGTCCGCGGCCAACCGAGCTTCACCGCGCCGATCCAGAGCGAAGGGATGACGACAGACGCCACCGGTACCTCCCGGTTCATCCCGGGCTGGCTGGAAAACAAGGTTCTCGCCGAGCAGAAAATTGCCGGGGCGAAGAAGGCCGGCGAGGACCCCTATCAACCGGCGGTGCCAGTGCCGACCGGCAACCCGGACAAACCGGGCGAAACGGTGCTGGTCTCGCCTCAGGCCCAGCGCACGATCGGCGCCGCGAACGCGATCCCCTTCCTGGCGCCGCCGCAACCCCAGGCACCCCCACCCCAGGCGCCGGCGCCAGCTCAGCTGCGACCGCCCAACCCGGCCTACGGCCCGCCCAACCTCCCGCCTGAGGTGGGTGGCGCCTGGAATGACTGGGTCAACGCCGGCCGGCCTGGGGGTCGTTTCAAGCTCGACATCGCGCCTGGAGCTCCACCGTTGCCGAACGTGCCCGGCAGCGCCGACCAGCAGCCCAGCCGGATCGGGGTCGCCGCCGGCCCGGTAGCCGAGAAGGTGGCCGAGGTCACCCGCAGCGCACCGCCGGAGATCCAGAAGGGCGCGCAGGTCGGGGCTAATACCGACTTCATTACCAACGAATACCGGCCGGCGCTGGTCGCGGCGCAGTCGGCGGTGCGCTCCAAGGCCGCGCTGGACGTGCTCGACAACAAAGACATCCGCACCGGGTGGGGCACCACCGCCGCGGCTACTGCCGGCAGTGTGCTGGCCGGGATGGGTATGGCGCCGGACGCGGTGAAGAGCTTTGTCACCGACTCGCAGATCTTTCACAAGCAGGTGCAGGCCGAGGTTAACCGCAAGATGGTGCTGAACAAGGGCGTGCAGACCGAGGGCGACGCGGCGCGCTCGGCACTGATCGAGTCGCAGCTGACCGATACCGAGCAGGCCAACCAGTTCACGCGCGACATCGCCCGCGCGCAGTACAACCAGGACATCGCCAAGGGCAAGTTCTACAGCGCCAACTATGCCGCGGCGATCCGTAGTGGCGACCCGTTCGCGCTGGAGGAGAAGTGGCGCGACCTGCAGCCGAGCCTGTTCGACGATCCGGCGATGAAGAAGTGGGCCATCCGCGAGGCGCCGGCGAAGACCGTCGAAGGCAAGAATGACCCGGCGGCAACGCTCAAGCTGTTCCAGAGGACCGAGGACGAGATCCTGAAGCGGCGCAAAGGCATGGGGGGCTGAGATGGCTGACGAGATCGATCCTGCCGCGCTGTCCAACGAAGAGCTGATGAACCTCTATGCGCGGCTCAAGAAGGAGGTCGCGCCGCCGGCACCGCCGACGGTGATGGACCGCGTGCTGGCGCCGTTCCAGGGGGTCAACCAGAACGTGCTTGGCCTGGTGGGACTGCCGGTAGACACCGCGGCCAACGTCATCGACCTCGGCAAGGCCGCCTACGGCGCGGCCAAAGGCGCGCTGGGCGGGACCGACCTGCCCGAGCTCACCCCGCGCGAGCAGATCCCCGGCTCGAGCGCGTGGATCGCCGACCTGGTCCGTAAGGCTGGCGGGGGCGGGGCGATCGACGTCGCCCGCCCAGATGACCCCGCCTCGCGCTACCTACACGCCGCCGGCGCCGCGGTCGGCTCGGCGGTGGGCGGCTTCCGCACCCCTGGAGGCACCATCGGTAGCCAGGTCTGGAACCCGCTCTGGCGCTACGCGGCGGAGCTCGGCCAGGCGCCGTACAAGCCGGTGCCACCGACGCCGCCGCCAGCACCCAACCTGGCGCTCGGCGCCGCGCGCGATGTCGGCATGGCCGGCACCTCTGGTGTCGCTTCACAGTACGCCGCCGAGCGCTTCCCGGATAACCCGGCGATGGCGGTCGCGGCCGGGTTTGCGCCGCAGACCGTAGGCTGGGCGGTGCCGGCGTCGATCCGCGGTGCGGCGCGCGGCGGCGAGGAAGGCCGGCTGACCATGAACGAGCGGATGCAGACCCTGCTCGGCGCCGGGATCACCAACCCTTCGCTCGGGCTGGCCTCGGGTCAGCGCTTCCCGCAGGCGCTGGAGTCGATGTTCTCGCGTACTCCAGGTTCAGCCGGGATCATGACCGACAACGCGGTGAAGACCCAGGCGGCGATGGGCGAACGGGCGGGGCTGCTCGGCGACCTGTCGGCGATCGATCGCGGGCCGGACATCGCCGGTCGGGCGGCGCAGACGGCGATCAAAGACTACCGCCAACGGCAGCAGGACATCGAAGAAAACATGCTCAACCGTGCCGAGCAGGCGATCATTCCCGGCTCGCGCTTCCCGATCACCAACCAGACTGGCGCGTACAACACAGTAACCGGGGCGATCCCTGGCGCACCGACGTCGACCGCAGGGCGCAATGCCGAGTACGGCCGGCTGAACACCGTTTTCCAACAGCACCTGACCGACGCGGCGCCGATCCCGGGCACGCCGGCCACCCCGACCCGGCAGGTACCCTCGGGCATTCTCGACGCCAGGGGTAACCCGATCATGATCACCATCCCGGGCACCCCAGGCACTCCCAGCCAACCCGGCGGGGTGCCGTTCGCGGCGCTGCGCGCGTTCAAGTCGCGGCTAGGCGGGGTGGCCTATCCGGCCGCTAACGAGCTCTTGATCGACCAGAGCACCGGCGCGGCGAAGGCGGTCCTGGGCGGCTCCAAGCAGGACCTGATGCAAGCCGCGCGCGACAACGACGCGCTGTTGCGGATGTCTCTGGGGCAGACCACGCCACCGTTTGCCGAGCCGCGCATGGCGCGCGCGGACAAGTTCTACAAGGAGACCCAGCGCATCATCGAGGACGTGCTCGACCCGATCTACAAGCAAAGCTCGGGCGAGGCCGCCTACGGCCAGATCGCCGGCACCGCCAGGCAGGCCGGCTCGGTCACCCGGCAGACCATGGCCTCGTTGCCCAAGGATGTACGGGCCAAGGTAGCGGCGACGGTGATCGACGAGATGTCGCGCGCCACCCCGGGCAACCAGAACGCTGCGGGGGACAAGTTTTCGTCGCAGACCTTCCTGACTAACTGGAACAAGCTCCAGCCGGAGGCGAAAGACGCGCTGTTCTCGGCCTACCCCAACGCGCAGACGGTGCGCAAGGGGTTGGACAATATCGCCGCGGCGGCGGAGATGATCAAGGAAAAGGGCGGGGTGTTCGCCAACCCGTCGGGGACTTCCGGTGCCGCGGCGCAGCTGGCGATGGGTGCCGGCGCCGGCCGGGCGATCCTCAGTGGTTCGCTGAAGACGCTCGCCAGCGTGCTGGTCGCGCCAGTGTTGGCTTCCAACATGGGATCCAGGTTGATGACCAACCCGAAGTTCGTCAATTGGGCGGCGCAGTCGACCACCATCCCCGACTCGCGCATCCAACAACATCTGGCGCGGCTGGCGGTGACCTCAACCACCGAGAAGGACCCCGAAGTGCGCAAGGCGATGCAAGACCTGGTGGAACAGATCAGGCCACAATGAAGCATGGACCAGACGCCCAAAACGGGCTTCAACTACCTGCTGATGATCGAGGCGCTCGCCGCGGTGGCGGTGATCCTGGTCGGGGTGGTCTGGTTCGCCTTCAAGCTCGAGAGCCGGGTATCGGTGCTCGAGGAGGAGCGGCACCGCGACGCGCAGAGTCGGGATGCGCGGCAACGCGACCAGCGTATCGAGCGTATCGAGCAGGCGATCGAAGAGCAGAGCAAGACCCTGAAGCAGCTCGCACCGAGGAGATGACATGGCAAGGCTGACCGACGAGGAACGCAGGCTGCTGGAGGCCGAACGCAAGCAGGGCATGACCCACTCGCTGTTGCAGGGCCAGGACGCGCCATTTGGCATGCTGAAAATTGGCAAGAACCAGTACGACCTGGGACGGCCATCGGACTGGGAGCGTGGCTTCCAGCTCAAGGGTAAAGGGCTGCCGGCGGACACCTTGTTCCAGCTCGGCAAGTGGGCGCTGCCGCCAGGGTTCGAGCACTTCCTGCCGCAGGCGAACATGCCTGGCGGCGCGGCTGACCTACGCCAACGCGGTGTCGAGCAGGGCACCATTCCAGGCGATCCGGCCCAGTACGGGATGCAGGACCGCAGCTCGGGGGTGGCCACCGGCAGCCCCAACGCCGGCGAGCAGCTCGGCGGGTTAGTGGCCGACCTGGTGCTGCAGCCGGCCGGCATGAAGGCGGCCCAGCTGGGCAAGGCTGGCTTGCTGACGATCGCACCGCAGGCGCGCCAGATGGGCGGGCGCGCGGCGGCCGGGATCAAGGATCTGATGACCCTCCCCGATAACCTGGCGCTGGCTGGGGCCGGCGGCCCGGCGTCGTTCCCAGCGCCGCGGCAGAACGACTGGGTGACGATGATGGCCGCGGCGGCCAAGGGTGGTGGCGGGAGCGGCAAACCACCCAAACCACCCAAACCACCGCCACCGCCGAAGCAGACGATCGGCAATATGTGGGACGCTGTGCCCAACGAGGCGACCGCGATGCCGATGGCCCGCGCCGGGGCGCACCTGAAGCAGGACGCTACCGGCAAGTACATCGGCGGACCGGACTGGGTCAGTTGGCCTGGGCAGTTGGGATCGATGCGGATGGGCATGGACGACATGCTCACGCGCGGGCTCGAAAACGCGAACTGGTACGACCGCGCCCGGTCCGGGATCATGGACGTGACCGGCTACTCGCCGAATATGGCCCCGAACAGCAAGGAAGCGACCATGGCGCAGCTGTTTGCGCGCGGCGCCGCGCCGTATTCGATCAAGTCGACACCGATCGACGAGACCAACTCATTCCTAAAGCAGCACAACGCCAAGATGCTCACCGGCCAGGACCGCCAGGCGCGGATGGGGTTCCAGATGAACATGGTCGCGCCGGCCTACACCAGACTGCCGGATGGCACCTATGAGATCACGCCAGGCAATATCGGACTGGGGCCGAAGATCGGTCCTTATGCGATGGCCAAGGACCCGACGCTGCCATTCGACTGGAAGACCGCGAACGACATCCGGCACGGTCGGGCCTACGGCTACCGGATGCCCAACGGGGACATCTTCGATCGTGGCTTTTCTGATGCCGAGCACGGGTTCCTGCATGGCGAGAACCTGCTGATCTCCGACCGCGCGCGGCAGAACGCACCGACGATCCCGGCCGGTAGGGCATCAACCGGCGAGAACATCCCGGGTGGGTTGGACTGGAATGTGCCCAGGACGCAGGCGGCGATCTGGGCGACCCAGGCCTATGACGTGGCCAACGCCAAGAACCTGAAAGCGATCGCCGACAAGACCGCCGACCTAGAGCGGTGGAATGCTGGTGATAAGACCGGACTGAAGAAAAAGCCGGTAGTGCCGGAGCGGCTGACCCATGAAGAAATGTGGGCCGACGCCAGCGCCGGCGTCGACGACGCGATCATGCGCAACACTGCATTTGCCAACTGGGAAGTGACCCCGGGAGAGAACACCCCACACTTCATGGGGCTGTCGAAGGACAAGGCGCTCAACGACGCTTATAGCAAGGCTAGGATCGAGCAAACCGCGGTGCGCGACCCGTACTACCAGTCGCTGCAACAGTTTGTGCGTCCAACCGAGAGGGCCACCAGTCGCGGTTGGTGGGATCCTGGGCAGGGCCTGCCGACCCAGGAGAACTGGCAGGGCATCACGCGGATGCTGGCCGATATCGAGGCGGGAGGGGTGATCAACCCCACCACCCAGCGCGGGATGAACACAGTGGAGTGGCTGCGCTCGGCGATGAACGCGCAGTCAGGCGGCGGCACGCACTTCCTGGTCCCTTCCACCAAAAGCGCTGACATCTCAACCCAGAAGGGCTCGCTGCTCGACATTCCAGATGTATCGGGCGCGCCGGGGGCGATGGAGGGCCATATTGAGGAGTTGCGCAAGGTGGTCCCCGAGCTGCGCAATACCGGGCTGAATGTGGTCGACGATCGCAATGGACGGTTCTCGGTCGGCCGCTTCGACCAGGACTGGACCGGCGAGGATGTACAGAACAAGGTCAATTCAGTGCTCGGCAACTACAAGGCGCTGACCAACACCCCAGCAACATGGAACAGCGACTTTGTCGGGGTGCCCTGGGGCAAGGACGCGGCCGGCAACCCCACCCAGGGCACCGGGGTGGTGACCAAAGAGATGGTCAAGGTGTTGACCGGCAAGTCGAAGAACCCGCAGATGTTGCCGATCCCGGACCTGGCGTCGCGGCTGGACGTGCACGGCGGAACCAACGCCGAGATCGCCGCGGCCAACGCTGCCGATCGCGCCTTCGCGGCGCAGAACCCGCAGTATCAGCCGGCGGACGATCTACTGAAGCTGCGCGACATCGTCGGCCAGCAGGGTGGATGGCAGAAGCTGCTCGAGTACGTCAAGAAGAACGGCTACCAGGGCCTGCCGGCGGTGTTTGGTCCGAGTCTGCTGGACACTTCGGGCTTGTGGCAACAGCAGCAGGAGGATCGTGGATGGTGATATCGCCCTTCCTGCGACCGGGCTGCCAGTCGCCGATGACGGGGCCGCCGAGGCGGGGTACGTCGTAACCGGGTGGCCGCGGTCCGCTCTGCTGCGCGGTGCGCTGATAGAGCGTGTGCAGCATGCCGGCGTAGCGGCGCTCTTCGTCGGTGGGGTGGGTCTTTTTAGGCATAGCAGTCTCCTGTAGGAGGTGTCATGGAAAGTCTGTTGTCGTTGCTGGTAACGGTGATCGTGCTGGGCCTGGTGTGCTATCTGCTGTACTGGCTGATCGGGCAAATTCCACTGCCGGCGCCGTTTGCGGTGGTGGCGAAGGTGCTGCTGGCGCTGTTTGTGGTGCTGCTGCTGTTGAGCCTGTTGTTTGGTTGGGCGCCGATCCCGCGGCTGCATATGCGTTGACCCAGGCGATGATGTCCCCGGCGCGCCAGAGTAGCGGCTTGCCGGGCCGCGCCGGGCGCGGGAAGCCTGGTTTCTTGCCGACCCGCTCGAGCGTGCGCGGGGCGTAGTGCAGGTAGTCGGCCACCGCGACCTTGTCCCACAACAGCTCCTCGGGCCGGCAGCCGAGCTCGAGTGGCAGCTTGAGCTGGCCGTCGATCGCGTGCTGATAGTCGCAGCCGGCGGCGAACGCATCGCGCAGTGAGCGGCGGGTAAATTGCGGCTCTTCGCGGTCCTTGACCCACTCGTCGAAGGCTTCCCTTTGGGCTGCGGTCATGGTTTCACCTGTATCAGCCCTTCGCGCCAGAGGCGGAGTAGGGTTACGTCCATCGCCCGCCGGAACATCAGCTGTCGATCGGCGCGCTCGGACGTATAAATGTTGGTCGGATCCCTTCCGGTCCCCTGGTCTAGCCAGCGGTGACAGGCCGCGCACAAGTGCGCATGAAAGCAGTCGTGCGCCTTCCTGGCCCCGCCCTTGCCGTGCACGGCCATGTTGCTGTGCGCCGGCTCGCACGGTCCCTCGCGCCCGCAGTTGCCGCAGACCGCATCCAGCCGGTGGGCCAGGTCGAGCAGGCGGCGGTTTCTGTACTCGGGGTCTTTAGGCTCCATACCCCCTCCTTTCGGCGCGCTTGGTGGCCTCCTGCGTGCGCCAGACGTCAGCGCGGATGGAAGTCACCTGGAGCTCCCAGCGCAGCGTCTCAGCGCGTTCCATGGCCTCCCTGAGCCCCTCCAGCAGCTCGAGATAGTCCGGGTGGCAGCGCGCGTCGCGCTCCTGGGCGGCGGAGCTGGTGGCGCCGTGGGCCTCGGCCGCTTTCATGAGCATCGCCAACTTGCTCTTTTTGAACTCGTCCAGGTACGCCACCTGGGCTTTGGCTTTGGCGTACTGCGGCGCCAGCTCGCGCAGCTCGTGCATGCGCCGCTCGATCGCTTCATCCGAGGCCATGTCATGCTCCTAGAAGGGGATATCGTCTTCAAATGGATCTGGTTTCGGTGCGGCAGACCGCGGCGTGGCGAGTGCTGGCGCGTCGTGGCGCGTCGTGGCGAGTGCTGGCGCGTCGTCGCGCGCTTTCGGCTCGAGCAGCTTCAGCTCGCGCACGTTTACTTCGGTCATGTAATGCTTGACCCCATCTTTTTCCCAGTCGCGGGTTTGCATCCGGCCCTGGACGTAGATCTGGGAGCCCTTGCGCACGTACTTGACCGCGATCTCGGCCACCTTGCCGAAAAAACCCAAGCGGATCCACTCGGTTTTCTCCTGCTTGGCGCCGCTCTTGTCCTTCCACTGCTCGTTGCAGGCGATCGAGAAGTTGCAGACCGCGGTGCCGTCCGGGAGGTACTTGGCGACCGGGTCGGACCCGGCGTAGCCGATGAAAGTGCAGCTGTTGACGCTCATACCGGATCCCTTTCTGTGGCCAGCGTGCGCCGGCGAATTTCCTCGCGCTTGATCGAGCTGCGCAGCTCGCTGTCGAACAGGAACCAGATCGCGAGCTTGTCCTCGGTCTCGAAGTTGAACTCCTGGAACAGGTCGACCGCCTTGACGATGCCGTGCATGGCGTTGGTCGCGGCGACGTCCTGGGCCTTGCGCTCGAGCACCTCCTTGGCGCCGGCGTCGAGGGCATTGAAGGCCTCCTCGGTGACGTTGCGGGCCGAGCCCTTCGGTGGCTCGCTGTCGCCGCGGGGGCGCTCCGGCGGGGTGTCGTTTACCGGAGGCTTATCGTCGCCGGCATCCGGATGCAGCTGACCCTTGTGCCAGAGCTCGAGCGCGCAACCGAAACGCATGCCGGCATTTCTCAGCGCGTCGCCGATCGCTTCCTTTTCCCGGGCGCCGACGTCCATGTAGCTTTTGTTCTCGGCGTTGCCGTAACCCAGCCGGGTGACGCCGCACACGGTGAGCCTGATCCAGAGACCGCCGCGGGCATCGAACTGCGGCAGGCCATCCTCGCCCAGCGCGAGCGGATCCCAGGACCAGGACGGGTCGGCCTCGAGCAGCCTGTCCGTCAATGCGGCATGGCCCACGTAGTCGAGGTGGATCACGTCCGGGTGGTGCCACCCGCCGCAAACGTCGCAGCGCTTTTTCAGGTTGGACGCGCACTCGTTCTGGGCCTTGGTGCCCTTCGGCAGTTTGGAGATCTGGTGCGGCGGGAACGGCGTGCGCAGCAGCTCCAGCCCGGTGGGCGGTGGGGGCAACTGGTTGGCGGCCTTGGCGATCGGGCCCTTTTCGTATTCCTCTTTACCGACTTCGGCTTGTTGCTGACTCACGGCTTTTCCTTTGCGGTTGAATTTCTCGAGCTCGAGCGCGATGCGCCGGCGGAGCTCCTGGTCGGACAGCAGCGTCACTCGACGCCCAGGTGGTAACGGATGTCGATGGTGCCCCAGCCCTCGCCGGCGATCACCTCGTCGATCCAGCGCGCGCGCCAGCGGTCGATCACCTCTTTATGCGACAGCTCGCCGGGGTTCATGATCTGCGCCAGCGCCTCGGGATGCTCGACGTTGAGCCAGTCGCAACAGTCGCGGCTGATATCCAGGTCGCCGATCTCGAGCCGGAACGACAGCTCGTCGCGGACCCGGCTGGCGCAGTCCCGGCGCAGCCGCACCTGGAGACCATGCACCCGGCGGTGCAGCTCCTGGGCCTGGGCGATATGGACCTGCCTGAGCACTTCGGTGTCGCGATCATTCATGCGTCACCCGGGGGGGTCAGGCGCAGGGTGCGCCGGCGGTTGCTGATGCCGATCGCGCGGTACCTGGCGATGTAGTCGGGAAAAGCGTCCTGGATGCGCTTGCTGTTGCTCTCGTCGGCGTGCAGCCAGGCCTCACC